TCGAATGGGTTCAGTGGTTCACAACTCATTGGCTCAGCTGATAAAGTAGTATTACAAGCTAAAACTGGAACAATTGTATTAGATGCATCTAAAAGAATATCAATGAATGCCGATGAAATACTATTGGGTAGTGAAGGAGCCACTTCGCCATTAGTAAAAGGTGATGTATTAGAACAAGTATTGAAAGCAATAATTTCTGCAATTAGAGCAGGCGTCATTGGCCCAGCTGGGGCATATTCAACACCAACGCCGGGCGAAGGAGCTCTAGCTACAGCTGAAGGATTATTAAATTCAATGAAGAGTACTAAATTTAAAATAGACAAGGAATAAGTTATGCCAGTAAGTCCTCCATTAGATAAAATACCAGCAGTGCCAGCACAGGCAGTAACTGCAATCATGGAATTAATAAGCAATCAAATTAACAATCTACAAGAACAGGCAATCGATGCTATTGAACGTTCTTTATTGCCTGATCAAGTTGATTGCGATGATCCGAGAGTTCAAGCAGCTATCGAAGCATTTGATAATTTGAATGATTTAATCAATAGAATTCGTGATTTAATACCTACAATACAGCGTATTACCAACACAATACAAACCGTGATTGGAGTTGCCCAAGCTGTGAAAGCTGCGCAACTTCTTAACCCACTAACTGCTCCAGCTGTTATTGCTGCAGAATTAGTAATTGTACAAAACATGACTATTGCAAATGCATTAATTGCAATTCAGCAGTTTAAACAAATTCCAACATTAATTGAAAATGCAATATTAGGATTAGGACCAACACTGTTAGATGTAGCACAACGTTTAGCAACTGTATGTGATGAAAATGGAATAGAATTTAATATTGACAATTTGAATTTAAATGCACTAGGTGAAATTGATGTTGATGGCGATGGTATTGGAGATTTAGGTATTGCTCAACTTGATGGTTTACTTAAGCAGCAGCAAGATCTATTACAATCATTAGAAGAAGCTCCAAGTAAAGTATATTCTGACAATGGAGCACCGGGTTCAGATCTAGGAAAACCAGGCGATTATTATATTGATTTACAAAATAAATTGATATATGGTCCAAAGCCTACAAGAACAGATTGGGCAGACGGAATAAATTTTGAATAAAATTACAGTGTAAATATTTATTAAAAAAGAAGAAACTATGGATTCAAAAACATTAGTTAAAGTTTTAAAAAAAGTGGTAAGAGAAGAAGTTCGTTCTGTTATTAAAGAAGAACTTTCTGAAATCTTGCAAGAAGGGTTACAATCAACAATCAACGAAATGTCGATTACAGAAACAGCAACTCCAGCACCACAAATTATAAAATCAAAGAAAAAGAAAATTGAATTCAAAAAAAATAAATTTTCAGACATTCTTAATGAAACAGATTCATTGCGAGAACAATCGCCATATGGTGCAATGATGAATCAGCCATTAAATGAAAACATTACAATGACGTCAGCTGACGCACAAGGCTTTGGCGCGGTACGTGAAAAAATGCGTGCACAAATGATGGGCATTGAAACCCCTTCTGTAATGGCTGATCCAGAAACTGGTAAATCTTTGCAAGTAGATCCAGTTGTAGCAAAAGCAATGACACGTGATTATTCAGCGTTAATGAAAGCAATGGATAAGAAAAAAGGTAAAGGATAAGTAAATGGGTTTTAGAATAGAGTCTAGAGAGTCGTTTCGTAGAGATGATTCGCCAATTGCAATTAAAACGCAATTTTCTAAAGACAAACTATTCACACAATCATTTACTACAGATGATCAAGCAGTTTCTAATCTGAAGAATTTATTGCTAACACGTAAAGGCGAACGATATAATTTGCCAACTTTTGGATCTAGTTTGCTAAACTTAATATTTGAACCAAATACAGATCAATTAATTCAAGCAATACAAAATACTATTAAAGAAGCAGTTTCATTTTGGTTACCATACATACAAATTACCAATATCGATGTTGTGACCGGGCAAGGCAATGCAACATTAGTACATCAGGTTAATGTAACAGTATCGTTTCTAGTAAAACCTACAGGTTCTGAATTAACTATAGCTGTTTTTGCAAATGAAAATGGCGACTTCGAAGTAGCAGAGGGATAAAATGGCAACCGAAATTAAAAAAGACGTAACATATTTAGGAAAAGATTTTGGTCAATTTAGAAAAAATCTAATTGATTTTACCAAACAATATTTTCCAGATACCTATCGAGATTTTAACGAATCGTCGCCTGGAATGTTATTTTTAGAATTAGCATCATATGTTGGTGATGTTTTATCATATTATACTGATACTAATCTAAAAGAGTCATTTTTACAACATGCACAAGAAGAAGGTAATGTATTTGATATTGCTAGATCATTAGGATATAATGTAAAAGCTTCAACACCAGCATATACCAATATCGATGTATTTCAACTACTTCCAGCTTCGGGTTCTGGGGATGCAGTTGCCCCAGATTTTAGATATGCATTGACAATACGTACTGGGATGCAAATAAAACAAGCCTCGGGTGATGCTACTTTTAGAACATTAGACTCAATTGATTTTGGCTTTTCTTCATCATTTGACCCAACTGAAATTACAATATATGAAACTAATGATGCTACTAATGCACCAACATATTATTTAGCTAAGAAGACGGTACGTGCTGTATCTGGAACAGTAAGAACGTCGACCTTTACATTTAATACACCTGTTGCATATGATAAAGTTGTATTGCCAGACACTAACATTATTGACATAGTTTCAGTAGAAGAATCAGATGGAGATAATTGGTACCAAGTTCCTTATCTAGCTCAAGATACTATTTTCGAAGAAGTTCCGAATTTAGCAGAAAACGATCCAGACTTAAATGTATATAGAGCGAGTGCTCCATATCTTTTAAAGATGAGAAAATCTTCTAAAAGATTTGTTACTAGACTTAGACAAGACCGTTTAACAGAACTTCAATTTGGTGCAGGCGTTTCTGATAATAATGATGAAGAAATTATTCCAAACCCAGACAATGTAGGATCTGGATTAGCTGGGTTCAGACGAAGTATTGATGTTGATATAGACCCATCAAACTTTTTATATACACGAGCATATGGACAAGCTCCTTCTAATACAACTCTTACAGTTACATATACAGTAGGAGGCGGGTTTGCTGACAATGTAGAAGCAAATACATTAACATCAATTTCTTCAGTAAGTTATGATGATGATCCAAATGCTGACATATCAAGTGGTGTATTGAATTTTGTTAAGAGTTCAATTGCAGCAAATAACCCAGAGCCAGCACGAGGAGCAAAATCAACAGATAACATTGAAGATATCAAAAATAATGCACTAGCTAATTTTGCAACCCAAAACAGATTGGTAACAAGAGAAGATTATATCATTAGAGCGTATTCTATGCCAGCCCGGTTTGGTAGCATTGCAAAAGCATACATTGTTCCTGATGATCAAATTGCTCAGGACGATTTAGAAGAAAAACGAGTTGCAAATCCATTAGCAATGAATCTTTATGTATTAGGATATGATGCAACTAAAAAGTTAGTTAATTTAAATGATGCCGTAAAAGAAAATTTAAAAACATATCTTGGAAATTATCGCATATTAACAGACGCAGTTAACATAAAAAATGCATTTGTTGTCAATATTGGCGTTAATTTTGAAATTAGTGCTAGAGCAAATTATAATAGTAATGATGTTCTACTTCGTTGTGTCGACCGCTTAAAGCGTTATTTTGATATTTCTAGATGGCAGGTCAATCAACCAATAATTAAATCTGAAATATTGAATGCATTGGGCAATGTCGATGGTGTTCAGTCAGTGTTAGATGTACAGTTTACTAATTTATATGACACAACCCAAAATTATTCTGGAAATATATACGATTTAAATACGGCAGAAAAGAATGGCGTTGTATATCCATCATTAGATCCTTCAATTTTTGAAGTTAAATTTCCAAACCAAGACATCAAAGGACGAATAGTATCTTACTAAGGAATATTTATTATAAATAAACTAGTAAGGATAACTCATGTTCAGAATATTTTACGCAGAAAAAGATGCTACATTATATGAATCGGTGCCGACACTTAATACTGGTATCGATGAGATTCTTGAAGTAGGCAAACGCATTAATACTTCTGGAGATGCTTATGTACGAAGTAGGTCTCTTCTTAAGTTTGATATGTCTGAAATTCAATCGACATTAACAAAATATTCTACAACTTTAGATGCATGTAAGTTTGTTTTACAACTATATACTTCTCATGCAAAAACACTTTCTTCAGAATATACAGTTGAAGCAAAAATTGCATATGATTCTTGGACGAATGGCGTTGGTTTTGAAAATTCATCGCCTTCTATTACCGATGGTGTTTCGTGGCAATATCCTGCTTCTGGTTCATCATGGACTACCTCAGGTGATGTTACAACATCTTTAAAAATTACCGGAAGTCAGGGTGGTAGCTGGATATATCAAAGTGGGTCTGCATCATATGACTTAACGCAATATGACCAAAGTTTTTATACACAACCGGGCTTAGAAGAACAAGAGTCATTTAGTTATCGTCCTACTGATATTAACATGGATGTAACAGATGCAGTTAAATTATGGATCAATGGTAGTGCAGGAACAACAATTTCAAATAATGGATTCTTGCTTAAATTTTCTGATGCTGATGAAGTGTCTGGCGACACTACTGGGTATGTAAGATTCTTTAGTAGAGAAACTCATACCATATAT